TCGGTTGTCGTTTCGGTTTCTATTTCGGTATCAGGCTCATCTTCTGACAACACAACATCGTCAACAGGAGACTCGTCGGTAATCTCATCTGGGCGACCCATGAACAGTGCTTGAGCGGCCAGCACTAGCTCGTCAATGGCTTCTAGCTCATTGGAGAGAGAAACCTTAGGGGCAGGCTTCTTCTTCGGAGGAAAGCCACCAGGAGCAGGAACGACAGGCTTAGGTTGCTTTGCAGCGATCTTCATAGCCTCTTGCTCAGCATTGAACTGTTGCTCCGCAAAGTCTTGTTGCCTTGCCGCCTCTTCATGTTGAAGCGCAAGCTCTTGCTCTTCTAGAGCAGCCTTCTCCTCAGCCGCCTTCTGCTCCTGAACAGCAATCTCCTCGTAGTCAATATCCAGACCCATTTGATCGGCAACCTTCTTCTCAAGCTCACGCACCAACTCAGGTGTAGTGTTGAGAATGCCCGACACAGAGACGTTCTTAAATGTCTCTTGAATCAGACCCTTGGCTGCGTCAGAAAGCTTACCCGGCTTGAATACTGGGTACTTCTTCGAATTGAAGTTCAAGTCAATGAACTGAGGCATCAAGTGAACAGTTAAAGTCTCAGCGATGTCTCCCGCAATCGACTCCATGCACATCAAGAACAAGTCAGCACTAGCATCCTGGCTTGTGTTCTCAATTAGCACTGGGCGCTGGTCAGAATCAAAGAAAGGTGCCAGGATAGACTTTGACATCTGAACGTTGTGATGATCGATCAAAGCCAAGAAGTCGAAGTTAGCCCTACCAGTGAACTCCTTTACCTCGTAGTCAGCAGGAGCCACCATTGCGGCATTGAACGCAAAGTTAATCAGAGCTTGACGAAACGCAGCAATGTCTGTGGCTTTGGCTCCTGGTGGAAGGATACCAACTCGGCCAGGAACAGCGGCAAACTGAGCGGCTAGGTGAGAAATGTAGTAAAGCTTGCGCTTTGCATCAAAGTGAGGATAGGCAGACTCGAAAAGACTCACACCGTAAAAAGGGTTTAACTCATCATGGTGTGTAACAATCAGACTCTTGATAGGTTCAATGTAGACATCAATCAACTGCCCACGACCATCATGAGTCGTCTGACGGAATCCGGCATAACCGCCATTTTGGTCAACCTTGAACTTAATAGTTCTAGGATCGCGGTAAGCCAGCTTACGCAAGGTGACCTTATTCTTAAGAGGTCCATCCTTAGGAATGGTACGAACAATCTCAAATGCAGCAAAACCATCTGTAACAGAAAGAATCAGTTGACGAATAAGCTTATTCTTGGAAGTAGTCATTCCTCCCGCCATTGGAGGAAGATTCCATAGATTGTTGGCGAACTCAGTCTCCTCGGTAGCTCCACCCTCAGGAGGCTCTACCCATTCACCGGCCTGCAATGCTGAACGCAACGGAAGAGTGACCAACTGGATAAGAGCCTTGGCCTGGCCGTCCCTACGGCGCATCTCCACCAACTGGTCAAGGGTGACCGGAGGATTGTTAAGGATGGTACCGCCAGTACTATCGTTGGCCCAATCAGTCCAAAGGGAACCAGGGAAAATCTGCCCAATGCCTAATTCGACATCCGGTTGTGGCTTTGGCGTAGCCTTATCATCGATAGCCATCTAAAATCTCCTTAGCCAAACGCATTTGCTTCTCCGAAACTTTCTATAGCTCCGAATGCATCGTTTGGCGCTAATCCAAAGTTTGCAGGTACTAGATTTCCTGTCTGATATCCCGTTCCTATAAACGAGAAAGCCTCAGACAGGTTCACCGGAATTGGCTCTTCACCTTCATCGCCACCAACTTCAATAGCTCCAAAGACTGACCCGGCTAAAGCATCGGCTTCGTCTTTGCTTCCGCCAGGAACGTGGTCAATTTTACGGTTAGGAAGAACCCGCAAAGCAGACACTTCTTCAATAATACGTTGTCTGTAGTAACCTTCCAAGCGATTGTCCATCACAACATCTTTGAATGTCTGATAAACCTTGTCGTTACGATCCAAACTCAAGACCTTTGAAGAGATTCCATGAGCCTCAAAAATCTGAATCATGTCAGCGCTTTGGAAACCATCAAAAGTCACTGAAGCTACGTAGTAGCCTTGAGAAATCAGATCCCACACCAGTTGGCGGTACCAGCGAATCTGGACTTCACGAGGATTCGGTGTACCATCAGGCGCAATAGTCTTCAGGTCAGCCTCAAATGAGAACACAAAATCATTCTTAATGACTGGTCGTGGCTCAATAACCTCATTGTCGTCATTCGGCTGGCGCTCAGTGGACATACGAATATGACTCATAGCAACACCAGCACGGTCACCCGTAAGCGCTAGGTCTCCATGGAGCGCGTAAGCGGCACCGTCCATAGGCTTGAGAACTTCTTCATTGAAATAAAACTTAACTTGCCATCCTGGACGCTCAGCAGGAGCAAGGGTAGACTCAAGAGACTTCTGAGGCAGCCCCCAGTAGTACTCCACGGTTACAGGATCGGGGATTGATCGACTGAACGCATGAGCGATGGCGACATCACTACGCATGAATCTGTTAACGGCGGCAGAGGGACGGCACTCATACATCGCCATAGCCATTTCAGGGTCTTCATCGTAATCGTCCCTGAAGTGATCTTGGGTAATTCCTGGTCGAACCTCCCACGTTGGGAAGGGACCAGACACATAGTACATAGACTTATCGCCCCATCGGGTAAGGTTCTGTTGTCCTACCGCAGTGGCATTCTGAATAGCGTCACCTTTGAATCTAGGGTAGCTGATCTGAGCAACCTTGAAACTCTCTGGGAATCTCGTACGGGCAGAAGTACGAAGCATCTTCACAATGCCCTCAGACGTACGCGCCTCACGCCCCTCTAGAACGGCTCCACTACGACGTAGCTCGTCTTCAGTACGGAAGGCTGAAATCTCGTCAGCGATGCCCACAAGGACGTTCAAGCCCTCCTGGGTGTCAGCCATGGAGTGACCAGACACCAGTTCGACGTTCTTCTCAAGAAGAATAGAAGTAGCCATCTCGCCAGGAGGATTGCCATTACGAAAGTGTTCTGACAAGAATGGTGTATGAGTAAACAGTCTCTTCATCGGAGAGAAGAAGGCACGACGCGCCTGATCTGCTGAAGCAGCGACATTCAGAAGATGGATATCATCTTGGTCACCCATGTTAAAGTACTCTTGAGGATTCCGCAAACACATCAACATGTCAGTTGCACGAGTAACACCCAAACGACATACGGTGTCCTTGCCACTGCCTTTTCCCCATTGGGCAACCATCATATGAACCATACGCACCGGAGTCCACTGCACTCCGAATTCTTCCACCATGGCAATGTAGGTTTCTAAACGATAAACCTGCTCAAGGTGGCGAAGGAAATCAAACTGGATATCACTGAGTCGCGGAAAGTTCAGATAGCTTCTATCAGTAACAAAAGTCGTTAGATCGACTGGCTCACGATCAAAAATGTCAGATAGCTCCGATATCGGAGTACCATCCATTTGAAGTTCATCACGGAGAATATCTGCAGCGATGCGGCGGTAGTAGCTCCGCATCAGACTCTCTCCAAACGCTCCACAATGCGGCGCTTAACGGTCGAAGCAGTATCTGGGTCGATTCCCTGCAGAGCGGCTGTAACAGCCCTAGAAACGCCTGTGAGGATTTCTCCACGAATCTGATCCTCGTCTTGGCTACCAATGCGAGACTTCCTCAGATCGGCAGCCATGTTCATCCAGACCTGCATAAGATTCTTGTAGGCAGCGTCACCCCTGGAACGACCTGAAGACTCCATGAAACGAAGATAGAAGTACAAAGAACAGATGCGCTCAATAGCCATCAACTCTAGCGAGTCAGCGTGGGGATTCTCCTGGCGTAGCTTTGAGCACATTTCAGAGTGCAACAAACGGAGGGTGTCATCAGAAATGAACTTGTCAGAGACGGACCAAAAAGACTCAGGCACATCACCATCGGTGAGTGTATTCTCGTCAGCCATCTACGCCTCCAATAGTTCCAATGCTTCCTCAAGTCCTAAACGTGGTTGCTCAGGCTGAGATTCGATCTCTTTCGGTGGTAGTATCGGCTTTGGAGATACTACCTTGTCAGAGCGGAAGACAGCGAACAATAGGGTTAACAGAGCCTCAATACGTATACGTGTGTCTCGGTTGACCACATCTCCAAGGCTTCTGCAATCCCAAAGAAGTTTGGTGGAAGTGATTAGTTGGTCACGAGAGATGGAATTATTGACAAATCGGTCCTGTAAATCTTCAATGAGACCACTGATTAACTCAATAGAACTCGAATGAGTATCAAAGTATTCAGCTAGTAGTACACGCCCCAAAGAGAAGTCTTGAACAACTAGAGATGTGACGATCTTCTGTGGAATGTCAGTCCTGTTTAACAACTGTCGAACTCCGTCGAGGGTCGTAGCTCCCACTCGATTGGATTGATCTAGAAGCATTATAGCGTCACGCATGCCACCCTCAGAATCCTCAGCGATGGCTTGTAGGGCATCTTTCTCGATACCAAGTTTCTCGTTATCACAAATCTCGACCAAGCGATCAAGGATAGTCTTCGAAGAAATTGGGAGAAATGATATCGGCATAGCCCGAGAACGTACAGTCTCCATAATCTTGGACGGCTCTGTTGTAAGAAGAACAAACACAGTATTGGTGGGAGGCTCTTCTAGAACTTTCAACAACGCATTGAAGGCCTGACGACTGAGAGAGTGAGCCTCATCAAGAAGGATCACTCGCCAATTTCCATCGGAAGAGAACTGGGCAAGTTCTTTAAGCGCGCGAATATCATCAACACCGCCGTTAGAGGCAGCATCAATTTCTTGAACCGATAATGACTGTCCTGAATGTATGGAGATGCATGAGGTACATTCAGAACAGCAATCACCGTTTTTGGGATTCTCGCAATTAAGCGCAGCAGCGAATATGCGAGCAGCAGATGTCTTACCTGTACCGCTAGGTCCAGAAAAGAGAAGTGCTGGGGGGATATCTCCTGAAAACGCTAAAGCTTGAAGGACCAACCTGACAGAGTTCTGCCCTGACAGAGAAGCAAAACTCTTCGGTCTGTAATCCAAAGCTAATAGAGTCATCGATTAGCCCCTCCCAAAACATAGTAGTAAAACAAAGTACCTCCGTACATAAAAAAGATAGCTATTAGAAAGATGGAGATAGTAAGAAGCCATCCCTTGATAGTGGATAGTTCTTCAAGAACACTATCTAATCTATCGTTCAGTCTATCAATCGCCACAGTTAAAGCCTCAACCGCCCCCGAGTCATCTTCAGTCACAAATTCACCCCCTCTACAACCTTGGTAATCCCATTCCCCTGAGAGAACCTATAAACCCTGTCGGCTGCCTCGCTGAACTCCTGTGAGTGAGTAACCAGCACAACCTGTAGAGGGCTTTTGTCAACCAATTCCTTGATAAATTCACTGAGCGCTGGCAAGTACTCCTGGCTAACTTGGGCGAATACCTCGTCCAAGAATAGCACAGGGCGCAAGCCTGGTGTGAGAAGCACGAGCACGGCCTGAATCAGAAACCCCGCTACAGCGGCCACACCGCCCCCGCGAGCGTCTAGGATGGAGGTCTCTAGAACTTGATCGCCACTGTTGGAGACAAGCACAAAATCGGTCTCTGGCCGTCTTCCAACCATTCGGTTGACAATCTTCAAAACCAAGTCCTCTTGGAATATGGTTTGAAGGCCTTTAGACACAATAGCCTCAATCTGACCTTGTACTGCGGCTTGTTGATCGTCTGCGTATGATGATAACAGGGCGCTGATTTGGCTCAAGTCTTCTATTCGACTCTGTAAAGCATCGACCTCTAATTTGGTATCTCGTAGCTGAGATAGAAGAAGTCGGGCTTGTCCTGCCTGTCCCTCAAACACGGCTTGAGCAGACTGAATCTGCTTCTCTAGTTCCAAAAGATTCATAAGATGGAGTCCAGTCTCAATTGCTGTAAAACGCCTGCGCTGTGTTCGGCCTGAATGAGGACCGAGGAAGGCTTGTGCTTTTGATCCTTTCCTAACTTCATTAAGACAAACTCATCATCGAAAATGCTAAGCAGGCTCAGCAAGTAGTCTAAATTAAATACGACTAGTCTTTCGTTTTCGTTCCACACCACCGGAACTGATTCTGTCGCCAAAGAGCCATTACGCTGTTTAGTGGATACCAAAACTGAGGAGAAGTTCTTGATTTCCAAAGATACCGCTCTCGTCTGCGGATCAGCAACAACCTGTACTCTTCGAAGAGCGTCAACAAGAAGACTTCGTTTAACCTTTAATTCGAAATGATTGCTCATAGCAGGAATGAGAAAAGATGAACTGACATCAGGAAACTTCTCTGATTTAGTTCTCGACATCAACTCCATATTTTC